TTAGGCAACCTTTAGGGCATGAGTTCGATATTGTACCGGACTCATGCCTTTTAGTTTTGCCTTAATTCTTTTGTGATTATAATAATCGATATATTTTTCAAATTCTTGTTTAAAGTGTTCTATGCTTTCAAAATCTTTTAGATAAAGAAATTCAGATTTCATAATACCAAAGAAACTTTCAATAACCGCATTATCGTAACAGTTCCCTTTACGAGACATACTTTGCGTAATCTTGCGTTCCTTTAGGGCGTGCCGATACTTCTTCATTTGATAATGCCAGCCTTGATCAGAGTGAATAAGGAGTTCGTCTTCTTCTGTCAATTGTTGAAAAGACTTCTCCAACATCTTCGATACAAGTGAATAGGTTGGTCTTGAATCAATTGTATAAGCGATTATCTCTCCATTAAATAGATCTAACATCGGTGATAAGTAGAGCTTCTCGCCGCATAATTTAAATTCTGTTATGTCTGTAACCCATTTTTCGTTCGGCTTTTCAGCTTTAAAATTACGTTCTAAAATATTTGGCGCAATCTTACCTACTTGTCCTTTATACGAGCGATATTTTTTCATACGAACTAGACTCTTTAAACCTAACTCTTTCATAATTCGTTGAACTTTTTTATGGTTGATTTTGTGTCCTTGGTTCATTAACTCATCGCGAATACGGCGATATCCATAACGACCTTGGTGTTCATCGTAAATGTTTTGAATTAAGATCTTTAGCTCTTTATCTTTATCTGGCCGATTAGAATTCTGTATCCAGTAATAATATGTACTTCGTGGGAGTTCTGCTAATTTTAAAAGTGTCTGCACCGGAAATGCTTTCCTTAGTTCATAGATTACTTGCGCCTTATCTTGTTTGGTGATTTTTCCTTGTTTTGAACTAAGGCATTCAACTTTTTTAAATAAGCATTCTCCATACGCAAACGCTCCAATTCAGCTTGTAATGCTTCTACTGACTCTTCTGTTTGTGTTTGTTTCTTAATTGATTTTTGATTGTCCTTAGTCATAGATTGACGCCCCTTTTTCTTCGATTTAAGGGCGTCTACTCCTTTTTGATGTAGCTGAATACGCCATTTTCTAATAAGTCCAGGTGAAGAAATATTAAAAATGACTGCCGTTTCGTTTGGAGACGTCCCATTTTCGAACATATAATTTAGTACGTCTAGTTTATACTGTGCAGAATACGTTGTATAGCCTTTTTCAAAGGCCCGGATTCCATGATATTCAAATTGTTTTATCCACATGCGAACCACTTCGTGATTCGCTCCCAATGATTTCGCAATATCTTTTATACTCTCACTTCCATCTTGATAATGTATTACTGCATTCATTTTGTCTTCTGAAGTAAATTTAGTCATAAAAAAACTACACCTCCAATTGTTAGACTGTGTCTAACAATTGGGGTGCAGTTCATTCGCTAGACTGCTTTGCTCCCTAATGTAGTCTTGTTATGTAATTTAGATGAAGATACTACCTACTAGGAATAAAGCTCCTAGCAGAATTAGAGAATCCACTAAAATTAAGAACTGATTTTTCTGTGGCTTTCGAAGTTCCTTTACCAAGCTAAAAACTGCACTCATTCCGAAACAAATATATATAAAAATCATTATTGTTCCTGACATAATTAACACTCCTAATATATTGATAACTTAATTATATTACAAAATACATGTACATGTAAGTTTGTAACAAAATCTTTATTTTAAAGAAAGCGAGAGGAAGAAATGAATACAGTAACAGTTAATATTCAAACAACAATTATTAAAGGAGCGTTAACAGGGGGTTCCAGAAGAGTTGTAGGTTTTGATAGTGAAATGGATATGGTAAGCATTGAGGCTGATGAAGATACTTTTATTGAAACTAAATCAGGAAATATTAAGCAAAATTAGTACAAAATCGTTATTTGAGAGAAAGGGATTATCTGAGATGAGTTTCAGCTAATCCCGAACCAATCATAGAAAGGAGAATGTATATGCAAGCGAAGACAATACCTAGAATTATTAAACTAATAAAAGCAAATGTTTTGGCTGTACCTTTCGGAGCCAAAATAGCCAAAACAATTGAGATAGGTATCAAAATTAAAGGAGGACCGGCAAAATACAGATTGAAAAATAAGAATGCAGTTAAAAATATTGAAATGAAACCAAAGTATTCTCTCATTACGTTATCCCTTCTCGAAAAGTAAATAATACAGATTATACCATAGAGAAAGTGAATCAAATTGATTTTTCAATAAAAACGCTATTTGAAAGTAAATAACCGTAAAAACGTCAGGCAACCAATTAAGTTGCCTACTACGTTCTTGAATGGTAAATGATAGATTTCTCAACAAAAGAGAGAAATAAAGAAAAATGTTTTTAAATGAAATTCATAAAAGTTTGATAGGTACTACCGAGGGAAAATACCGTAGCTACCGCATGGGCAGTCCATTTAGGCATATTTAATTTTAATATGGTGTTGTATAAGATTCCATATACGATACAAATGATTAATACAAATGCAATTAATTGAAGTGCTAATAGAAATAGTGGCTGTTCTAAAGCACTAAAGTAAAGTTGTTCCATTAGTTGATCACACCCCTTATTTAATATATTAATATAATTAAATTGAAAGTAAAGGTTTTTTTCTATAAAGTTCCAAATGTATGAAGTTATAGGATTGGAAAGTGAATTTGAACAAAAACGCTATTCTAATAGGAAACGAGGGAGTGTAATGGAGCAATTATTGATATGTGTTTAAGTGAGTTTCTTGAAGTGTTTGCAGTATACGAGGGATTCGCTAAAGCGGCAGATCAAGAAAATATACAAAGGAAGATTACAGAAACAATGCTTAAAAAAAGAGAAGCCCTTAATTAGGTCGCTCCTCTTAATGCCAATATAAAATAACCATTCCATTATAATGTATAAGTATGAAATGTTTAACAATTATCTTCATGGTAAAAATTTCATTTTGTAGAACAGGGGAATGGATATGTGTACTTATGGGGAAAACGCAGTTAAAGAGTTCTTTAAGAAGCAAGAACTGGAACGAAATATAAAAGCAGCTAGAAAAAGCTAACTGCTCCGTGAATAAGAAGAACACAATAGTCATTCGTATTCAACTTTGGGGTATCTATAATATTAACATATTTTAGGATTCTTAATAAAAAAGGAGGTGAGGGAGTGTAAGGAAAAAAACTTTATATAAAGGTCCTTTTGGCGATTTAATCTATTAATTGCAGTCGTGATAATATTCATCACAGGAATCGTTACTATCGTTACAGCAGATACAAAATGTTTTTTGTACAAATAAACTAACTATACTAGTAGGACCTTCCTGTTTGGTAAGAGTAAGACTTTGAAAATCTTCAACTTGAAATATTTTTGTTTGAACAGGTTGTAATGTAGTAGTAATTGGTATGCTAGACCTTCTTGTTAGAATAGTTACTTGAACGGGGGCACTCATACCGACAACGAATAACTGAATTAATGTTTTGTTATGATTGTTTGTAAAATCCTCAAATACAGTTTGTGGAGCGGTGGTTTCAAGGAAAACAGACACAGGTATATTTCCATTTGCATTTTCTGCAGAACCAGCTATCGTATGAGTTTCAGTAAAACAGTTGTTTTTTTGATCGTTCGAATGCGATTGGTTTTTATAATATTTTTTACCATCTTTATAAAAGTAATCAGCCATATGAATTTAAAGCTCCCTTCTATTAGATATCTATATAATCTATTTAATAAAGCGAAGTAGTGCTTGTACAACATAATAAAATCCGCTCTCGTAAATTACCTGAAAATGTTATTTGAAAATTAAAGAGCGCCAATTAAGGGCGCTCCTTATACCGATTGCTTTATCGATTTCTCGATAACTTTCATTTTCGTTCAAATAACGTAGAACGATTTGTATTTTTTCATCAGCTGTAAATTTAGCCATAGAAAAACTGCACCTCCGATTGTTAGACTGTGTCAAACAATTGGGGTGCAGTTCAACTTAAGGTGTTCTTTTGTAGTTTTATTGTAAAGTTATTGTAAATGATAAATACAATACATTATGTATATTGTATAATTCGAATGCATAGAAATATATAATTTCGGAGGTGCTGTATATGGTAACTACTTTTAATTTTTAAAAGAGTCGTTTTGATAATGTTTTATTTGAATAAATAGTTTTTACTTTTCTTTTAAATGCTTGGTTTAAATTGATTAGATTAAGTAATTATTTTTCTAGTTTTTTGTGATCAAGAAAAATGAAGAAAGGAAGTAATCATTTTATGGAAAAATTAAAGTTGTTAACATTTGAAAATATAGTAGAACCCCTTTTAAACGAAAGCGTATCATTTATATATTTTCCTATTGAATGGCTTGATATTGTAGAGATACACTATAAGACATTTTTATTAACGAGTAAGTTGAAACGATTAAATGAAAGATTATATGATATGTTTTCTGATATATTATTTATTCAGCATAATCCGTATGTATTAAATGAAAATACACCATGGATTGTATCGAAAGAACCTATTAGAAAAGAACAACTCGATTATATTTTTCAAAGTTGGTATGAGATTATTCATGATTGGAAACCTAATAAATTAATAGAATCGCCAAAATATGAATGGCATTACGATTTAATTTCTAATTTAACCGTATTACATGATAAAGAAGTATATTCTAAGTGGGTGCCCGCTTTAATTTCACATATTTTTTGTGAACGTCCTGTACAATTAGAAAATATAAACGAAGAAGATATATATTTTTCTCCTCTTAGAACACAAAATATTTGTGAGGCGATGTCAGAGCCTATTAAAGATGAAAAAACACAAGACTATTTTGCCTACGTATTTCGGTTCGAATATATAACACGCGGAGGAGAGAATATTCCATTATTAAATGTTTCAATTGGAATTCGGAGATTTTATCAAGAATATAAGATGTTAAGTCAAGCAAACCTTGATATAACAGCGTTTGTTTGACTTGTTTTTATAAAATGCAAACATTTTGCAAACATAAGTTATCCAAAGATACTTTTACCGAAGTTTTTAACAGCTTCTTCTTGCATATTCGGTAAAACATGCGAATATACACTTAATGTCATTGAAATGTCTGTATGACCTAATCGTTCACTGATAATTTTAGGGTTAACCCCTTGTTTCAATAGTATAGTAGCGTGTGTATGTCTTAAATCATGGAATTTAATTTCTTTTATACCCGCTTTATGTGTCTCTCTAATGAAACATTTTCTGAAATGCGCTTTTTTTATAATTTTTCCAAACTCATTACAATTAATTAAATCTTGATCTTGATAAGCAGAACCAAACCTTAATTTCTCTTTATTAATTAAAATCTTATGTCTTTTTAAGGATTCTATAGTTTCTTTAGGTACAGGAATAGTACGCTTTGATGAATTTGTTTTTGCTGTTTTTTTGATTTTATTGTCATGGCCAGATGTTTGGTTTATCGTAACGGTGTGTTTTTCAAAATCAACGTCCTGCCATCGTAAGCCTAGAACTTCTCCCATACGCATACCTGTAGTTATTGCAAGTAGATACCCAATGTGATATCGTGATTCTTGTGAATGCAAAAGAAACTTTTTTACTTCTTCCTCTGTCCAAGTCTGGATAGAGGTTCTTTCTTTTTTCGGTATCTCTGCAAAAGCAGATGGATTTCGAGTAATAATATTTTGTTTTACAGCAAGATTTAAAGCGCTCTTTAATATTCTATGCATAAGCAGAATAGAATTGTTTGCAATGCCTTTATTTATAGCAGTTTTATAGCATTTTTGAATGTGCATAACATTCAATTTATGGAGTGTAATCATTCCTATACTAGGTATAACATGTTGGTTGATACATGCCCTATAGACCACAAAGGTACTGCTTTCTATACTCATACTTTTAATTTCTAGCCAATGATTTAGGTATTCCTTTAATGTAACTTTAGATGGTTCTATAAAAGTCCCTTCATTCAACTCCGTAATCTTTTTCGCTACATCTTTTTCAGCTTCTTTTTTGGTATTATAACCAGAGAACCACTTCTGTCTTCTTTTTCCTGTCTCTGGATCAGGACCGATATCAATAACGATACAGTACTTATTTCCTCTTTTTCGAATATGTCCTTTCACTTAAAACACTCCTTCATTTGTTTTGAATCATGTTGTATAAGTCTAGTTGTAATTTTGCTGCTATGAAAATTACATGTTTGGACATATCAGCGATGGATATATTTTACCATATAAAAATAAATTCAGTTATAGGGTAGAGTTTTCATTTGTTGTTAAAAAATATTGAAATATCTACTCTAGTTATCAAATGCAATATTGCATATTTTATTGAGGGTCTAAAAAACAAGACGTATATTAATATTTTCAACTTTCTCAAGTATTTTCAGAATATGAGAGAATAGATGTTTGGGTTATTTATGATAGAATATTCTTAATAATATAATTTGCGGAACGAAAAAGACCCATAGCGTGTGTAATTGTGCTGGGAACACTTTTACACCGTTTGCCCTAATTGTAGTAGGGAAAACATTTGCCATGAGCCTTTCAGTTACGACTATGCGTAACATATACGGCTAGTATAACACAGCCTTTAGATGTAATTCATCATTAAGGTGCGTTTTCATGATAGGGAAGTGTGTCTTGTTCCAATAAGGGGGACAAAACATGTGGAAAGCTCTAAATCAAATTGAAAAAGAGTTATGTGCAGCTGGAATAAGGAAAAATAAACTAGCAAATTATTGGGGAGTTAAGCCAAGTACTGTTACAAAAATTTTTAAAGGTAACACAGATATGAGTTTTGGCTTTCTTTCCAAAACAGTCATCCTCTTAAACAAAGGCATACAGGTTCAAGAAAATCTATTAATGGATTATATATATTTAACGAAACCAAAATCAGAAAACTTACGTGAGGCAATGGAAGATTTAGCTTTAAGAGGAAAGTTTAATCTATTAATTAGTATTATAAATAGTGAATCACAATCAAAGGTAGCAGAAAATAGAGAATTTGCTAATGTGTATCGAATTATATATAAACGATATATAGGTGAAATTGATGCTGCACAGTACCATAAGGCATTAAGCTTGGAAAGTAAATCAATAAGAACAATAGAGATGGAAGTGTTAATTGAAATTTTATTATGTCAAGCGCAATATCAATCGGGTAACTTTACTTCTTTAATTGAGCGATTAAAATCTCTTGAAATAAAAATAAATAAAATAAGTAATAGGTACATTCGAGAATGTTATAAATTACGATATAAAGAAGCAATTGCTGTTACTTCGTTGCAGGGTGGTGAAGTCATTGAAGCAAGGCATGTTAGTATGGAATTATTAGATGATCTTGAATGGGATAACTTTTTTTCATTTCCAAAAGTAAATGCATATTTAAAGTTAGGTGAATCTTATATTTTTTCAGCCAATGAATACGAGAGAGCAAGATATTATTTGGAAAAGACTCTAGAAGTGATAGGAGATAGTAAGACTAATGGAATTGAGAAAAAAAGAAAAATGGTACAACATACATTATCATTTCTAAAGATTCATCATGATAAAGAAATTAGTAGCTTAGATGTTGTTCATTCAGGTGAACTAGCATATTTAAAGATTAAACAAGGTAACAAAATAGAGGCGAGAAAACTATTGAATCAATTAAAAGAGAAGAATGGAAGTTTAACAGACATACAGACTGCATATTTAGCTTTAACATATGAAGGTACTAAAAAAGAAGAGTTAATGAAACGTTCTCTTTTGATGTGTCAAAAGTCAGGGAATATATTTTATTCGAATTTACCAAAAATACACTTGGGTTTAATTTGAATATTTGGTATAATTGTCTTCGGAAAGAGGTGAAATAATGAAAAAAATAATTAAAATTATTCCTGCACTATTAATAGCTGCTACATTATTCATTAACACTGATTCTATAAAAGAAAAACCTAGTACAAATGATTCAAAACCTACAGTTCAACAAATGATGGTTGACCCTGGTGGCGGTTGGTAAAATACATAATAAAAGTTTATATATATATTACAAATGACATCGTCTTAATTGACGATGTCATTTGTAATTTTGGGAGAAATTTCTTTTTCCACTGAAAAAAGAAAAAAGAAATTTTTGTAAAAAAATACCAAAAACACAAAGAGGGAGATAGAAGAAGATGAAGAACAAAGAAGGGGAAGTTAATCTAATTAAACAAGCTTTATTACTTTTGCAAAAAGAGGATGATCCGAAAGAGGCATTATTTTCTATCTGTTTGAGTGAAACAAAAAAAGAAAAAGTTATGTAAAAAAGACTATCTAACTTTTTGATAGTCTTTTTACACTACATATTTCCTTTAGATTTCTCGTAGTTCACAAACATTTCTAATTGTTCTAATGCTTTTTTTCGTTGTTCTTCGGGTAAATCATTAATAATTTGAAGAATTTCGTGAGCTTCTTTTGTTAGCTGTAAATCTTGGCCCGCTGTTAAATCTGGTGAATCAGATAAAAGTAACAAATAATCTGTTGTTACTTTTAAATAATTTGCTATCTTCTGAAGTGTACGTGTACCGGGTGCTTTTTTCCCTTCGACATAATTATAAACAGAAACATGACTAACACCAATTACATCAGCTAACTGTTGTTGGGTGATGCCCTTCTTTTCAATTAATGATTTTAACCTCTCATGACTAAACATAATAAAAAACACCCCAAGTTTATTTTATATGAAATTATTTTTTTAAATCACTATTATGGTGTCACACTGTCATTATATATTAACTATCAGTTAAGTGGAAAGGTAAATTTTTTTTAAAAAGTTTTGGGAAACACTTGAACTTAACCTAAAGTTAAGTTAATATGTAAATAACAACAAAAACGGAAGAGAGGAGTTGTTTATGAAAACTCTAAAACAGCTACGTGTAGAACAAGGATATACATGTAGGGAAGTAGCTGAAGCAGTAGGTATTACTGAAGTTTATTATTGGTATATTGAAAACGGGAAGCGTCGACCTTATTATGATTTAATTGTAAAAATTGCTGAGTTTTTTAAAGTGAAGCTAGATACAATCAAAATTTTTTGTTCATAACTTAACTTTTGGTTAAGTGAATTAGAAAGGAGCAAAACGAAATGGGATTAGATCAAATCATTAAAGAGTCAATTCGCGAAGTTGTTCGGGAAGAAATTCAAGCAGCTTTAGCTTCATTCCAACAACAATCACAACCAAACAAGGTAATGCGAGTGAAGGAAGCAGCAGCTTTCTTAAACATAGCGGTTTGTAGGATGTATGAATTAGCAAATCATCCTAAGTTTCCAGTGATAAGAGAAGGACGTAAACTACTTTTTCTACAAAAAGATTTGGAAGCATGGTTAGAAGAACAAAAGGAGGTGATCTAGTAGAAGATACAACATCATTAGCAGTATTCGCAATGTTTATCGCGTGCAGTGCATCGCTAATTTACATTACTTACGAACCAATAAAACGATGGGCTTGGAGTGACGTAAAACAAAATAAAAAGACCCATGGCAGTGGGTCCTTTAAGAAAAATAAGTTGTTATAAGTATACCACGGAAAGTAGGGGAATAGTACATGGATTTAATTGAATATCAAGTGCTATTACCTAATAAGTTCTGGGACTTAGCAGAGAGCACGGATGAATTAAAAAAGATGATTAAACGGTATTTCAAAGTTGGTTATCCGCATTATGAAATTCAACGAATTATCCAAAGTGGACAAGCATATGTGGCGGTTTGTACAAGGAGGTAAATATTTATGTCAAACATAGTAACTGAAATTGGTGGGTTAAATTTCAAAGGTAATGTGGTAGATCATGAATGGTTTAATTACATCACTTTTAGTAATGGTAAACCTCATATTGTAGCGATTATGGTTTTGAGTGAAATTGTTTATTGGTATCGCCCTACAGTTATTCGAGATGAAATAGATGGGAAAGTAACTTACAAGAAAAAGTTCAAAGCAGACAAGTTACAAAAAAATTATCAACAGTTAGCCGATACTTTTGGATTTACAAAATTACAAGTGAAAAGAGCATGTGATTTATTAACGGATATGCTACTAATAAAAATCGAGTTTAGGACTATCAACGCTGATGGAAAGATTTTGAATAACGTAATGTTTGTGGAGCCTGTACCAACAGAGATAAAGAAAATTTCTAGTATGTATCAACAAATAGAGGAAGACCCTGGTTACTTAGAAGTAAATAGGGTGGTTACTTCTAAGTCAAGACCCTCTTCACTTACAAGTAAGGAGTCTCCTAATTTCAAAGTAAAGACAAATACAGAGATTACTACAAAGATTACTACAGAGAATGTAAGTAGTAGTATCTTCTCTTTCTATGAAAATAATTTTGGTATTTTAAATTCGTTCATAGCCGAAAATATTTCACAATGGGTAAACGATACAAGCGAAGAACTTGTACAAGCAGCTATGGAACGTGCTTTGAAACAGCAGAAGAAATGGAATTATGCTGAGGGTATTTTAAAACAGTGGGTTAACAATAACGTGAAAACCTTAAAAGATGTGGATGCTTTAGAAACGGAATACCAACGAAATAAAGGAGTGAAAAAACGTGTCGGAATCAATCGGAAGAGTGATGACTCGGATAGTGAATACATCGGCTTGTAGTGAAGAAACGGAAGGGTATACATGCGAACACTGTAATAAATATATCGCAGCAATTACTGTAGAAGTTCCGCAGTTACGCATTAAAAATAAAATACTCCCTACATGTGAGTGTGTTGTAGAACGTGAAGAAGCTAAAATACGTGAAGCTCAAAATTTTGCTAAGAAGAGAGAAATAGAAAAGTTGTTCAGCATTAGTAACTTAGGAGAAAGGTTCTCCAAAAGTACATTTGAATCGTTTCTAGATAGAAATGGATCAGAGACAGCTTATAAAGTTGCAGTGAAATACGTGAAGACTTTTAAAGAGTGGAACGGGGAATCATTGATGCTTTGGGGAGAACCTGGTAATGGTAAAACACACTTAGCAGCCGCGATTGTAAATGAGCTTTCTAAAAAAGGATACATCGTCGTATTTCAAAGCGTTCCAGAACTCATACAACGCATTCGAAGTACGTTTAACAGCGAAAACAAAGAAAATGAAACACAAATTATGAGAGCACTTTTAGAATGCGACTTACTTATATTAGATGATATTGGAGCGGAAAAAACTACGGAATGGGTAGAAGAAAAATTGTTCAATATCATTGATGGTCGGTATAGAAAAGAACTTCCTACTCTGTATACGAGTAATTTAGAACCCAAAGAATTAAAACATCAAGTTGGCAAACGTTCATATGACCGAATGGTTGAAACAAGTCTAACTGTAAAAAATGAAGCGGCTAGTTATAGAAGAGAGATAGCGAAACAACGTTTACAAAGGTTTATTGAAGTATAAAAGGAGGAAATAAAGATGTGCGCATTATGTCATGATACAGGGATTATTCGTAAAGAAACTTATCCGGGTGTAATTGAAACGAACGGCTGTAATTGTGAAGTAGCAATTCAGCAACAAGTAGAAAATGATAAGTGTTGGCAAGCGTGGTTAATAAAATTTGAGTCAATGAAACAAGACTTACAACGTAAGCATCAACAAAAAGTTAGCTAACAAGAAAAAGGAGGATTTCAGTCGTATGAAGCCTACGAAAATTGAAATCGATGTTACTGATAATAAAATTTATGTGGTTAAAAATGGTGAGGTTACTCCACTGAATCCTCCAGTAACAGGGTTTGGGGAACAAGTAATCACTTGGCAAGGTGGGAAAGTTGATCGTGTTTCAACTACCATCACAGAAAAAATAAAATAACTGGGGATGCGATTATGAAGCAATTAACTATTGATGATGTTATGGGTAGTTTCAACTATGACGCAATAAGTACCAGTGAAAAGTTTTTGAATCCAAGCTACGAAGTACATTTTTACGATAAAGAGGAACGGCAAAAGATGGATTGTTTTGATGCTAAAACTGAAGTTGAAGCTTGGAATGCAGCTATAGAAGAGTACGGGAAAGGTATTCAGAAGATTAGGATAACTAATTCAAAACGTACTAGAGCAGAATTTCTGGAACTAGATTAGGAGGGGAAATTGATGGCTTTCAATCGATGGTTAACTGATAAGGAATATCAGCAAGCAGAAGCAAATGGTATTAGTAGAAGGGTTCTTTACATGAGAATGTACAGATACGGTTGGGACTTACAAGAAGCTTTGACTACACCACCGAGAACATATTGGCATATGAACGAAGGAAAATACAATAAATGGTTAAAATTAGCGACGGAAAATGGAATTAATTCAAGCACCTTTTACAGTAGGGTAAATAACGGTTGGAATCCTAAAGATGCTTCAAGTATTCCAACCCGCAAACAAACTGATAGGAAGGAGCTTGTTAAGATTGCTGAATCAAACGGCATAAGCGCTAGTACTTTCAGATCTAGATTGAGTTATGGATGGGACCCGATAAAAGCAGCGACAACACCAGCTAAGTCTAAAAATAAAAATATTAGTTAAGAGGAGTAGATGAAAATGAAAGTTATGGAAAATGGTGTATTGGAAGCAACTAAATTAATTAGTGAAGCTAGAAAAGGGGAACAGGTTATAAAAGAAGCTACGGTTTTACAGATTGCAAGTATTTTATCAATCGGGGAATTAAACGATTATCAAGAAGCGACATTACGTACTTGGAATAACAAAACTGATTTTGGTGGACGTGTTTTAAATGCAGCTTTAGGACTTACAGGGGAAGCTGGTGAAGTTGCCGATATTGTTAAAAAAGCAATTTATCATGGTCATGGATTTCAACCATCGCATGGTCCAGGAGAAGAGGATGGAAATACTCATAAATTAGCCTTAGAGCTAGGAGACATTATGTATTATGTATCAATTATGGCGCACGAACTAGGATATACGTTACAAGATATTGCTGAAATGAATATTGCAAAATTAGCTAAAAGATATCCGGATGGATTTAGTCGAGAAGCAAGTCAAGCACGTGTCGATGTGAAATAAGACCAAATTTGAATTTTATTAAAAAAGACACTGTTTTACAGTGTGCCAAGTTAATGCGAGGGTTTTATGAGGAAACCTAAATAGGTGAATTTAAGTTTCTCTAAAGTATATAAAACTATGGTTAGTAAATCACTTATTTTTTAAGGGGGTTAATGGATATTTGTATGTGATGAAATCTTTATTAAAAATGTCCTGTACTAATTGAATAGTCTCATGATCGTAGAAGCTAGTGTATGTTGGGATTCGTGGGAATAAAGGGTCAGTAATGTCGGCATCTGTATAATCCCCTGTAAGAGTTGCATAGTCGCTTTGATGGTGCCATGATTTTTCTAATAAATCTAAAGGTGATTTCTTTAATCCATATCGATCTTCTAGTTTAGTAATTTCACTAGAATAGTTTTCAAGGTAAATATAATTAGTTACAAAGCGTTCCTCATCTTGTATATATTGCGGAGCATAGTGAGGGTTTATTAAATCTGAATTTGAGTCAAAAAATTGTAAATAATATAAAAAAAGTTTAAAGGAGATTTTCTTATTACAATTCTCATCCCCGTATAGAAATTGGCGAATAGGTCTCCATTCCGGATGTTCTATATGGGGTGGTGAAAGGAGTGATAAGAAAGAACTGACTGCTCGTTTATAAGGGTTTCTAACAAGTTTGTACGCTTGTTTTTCTTTAAGATTTAATTCTGTAGCTACTTGTATATAGTAAAGAAAAGAATTTTTGTATAGATCATACTCGTAGTTATGAATAAACGGATCGTAATTAATCGCTTCTTCATATAATCCAATTTGATAGAAGAACCAATTTGCAAGTGAGGTGCAACCACTTTTTTGGCTCCAGAATAAAGTTAGCGGAAATTCATCGTGGAAATGAGGCATACGTCCATGTTTAATCATGAAATTATAGATATCTGTCATTGTCATAAATAAACACCACCTGTTTTTTTTTATCTTTACTACTGTATTAAGAGAGCGTTTAATATATGAAAATTGGCAGTGATGAGGTGTATATGTTTTTTTATAAAAGCGTTATTTGAATAGAAAATGGCAGGTAATTGACTAAGTTACCTGCCGTGATCCAAAACAGTCCGGAGGAACAAGCTCCGTTTTAAAAGAGTGTAGTCATGGGAAATTGACTTACAGATAGTATGTGTAATGTAAAAAAGATTATTCGTAAAGGAGGATGAAAAATTATTTTATAAGGACTGGAATTCTTTTAGTTTCAATTCTTTCGAATTCTACAGGACAATATGCAAACGTTGCTATAGGCTCTGAAGTTTCGTTTGTAAAAAAAGTTTGGTTAATTACTTCACCAGAAGAAGAATAAAAAGTAATTTTGGTTTTTGATATAGGAGGAAGTGTTATTACTAGTGGTTTACTTGTCATACTAATCAGCTCCTAAATTATTTGGTTTTATATGAACTTAATATGTATTCAATAAATGTATATGAATGCATTTTATAAAGTAAGTACTTTGTGAACTGAGAAATTTAACAAAATAGTTATTTGAATTGAAAAGAGCACCGTTTGCCCTAACGGTGCTCTCGGACCAAGAACTATATTTTGTATTTTTATAGTCCGTATAAGTATATGGAAGCTGAAAATAAAGAGTGAATACATTTGAAACAAAATTCTTATTTGATAACAAATAAAAAGAGCGCTGATCGAGAGCGCTCCTTATGCCTCATTATAACGAAAGTGACGAGCTCACGTTATACAGAAAGGTAGTAGTATTGTATGTCAAAGTATGAGATCGGTTAATGGATTTAAATAAAATTAAAAAAATAAAAAAGAGGACCTAGTAAACTAGGACCACAATCGAAGTATCATCTTTAAAGTGAAAGTAAAAAGATTGATATGAGATGATTTTAACATAAATCATTAAATCAAGAAATAGAGATGTTTATAAAAACTTTATTTAAATAAAAAGAGCGCTAATCGAGAGCACTCCTTATACCTCATTATAACGACAGTGACGAACTCACATTATATAGAAAGGCACTATTATTGTATGTCAGAGTATGAGATTAGTGAATAGATATAGATAAAAACTTTATTTAAAAATTAAAGAGTGGTTTTTAAGGGGCTCTATGACTAAGAGTTATTTTAAATTTTTTATAGTTTTGAAGTATTTAAGCAATAATTTTGTTTAAGACTAAGATATTTTCTCATTAGTAATACCGATTTGCTTCAGTAGACATGGAAATCGCTTTTGTTTCATGAACTGTACCATAGGGATGCTCTGGAGGTGCATATATAGAGTAAATTTTAAGTGGTTTATTCCCCATATTAATTACATTATGCCATTTTCCAGCAGGTATCATAATTGCATAGTCATCATAGACCATTTCTTGAAAATCTAATTTATCTTTGTTATCACCCATTTGAACGAGTCCTTGACCCTCTTCAATACGTATGAATTGATCGGTTGTAGGGTGTACTTCTAAACCTATGTCATCACCAACATTAATACTCATTAATGTTACTTGTAAGTTTTTTCCTGTCCAGATAGCGGTTCGGTAAGTATTGTTTTGTTTGGTGGCTTGATTAATATTCAATACAAATGGTCTAGTTCCATAATCTGTTAATCTGAAATTTTCACAATAAGGATAGCGGTTGTGGTCCAAAGCATTATTGTTGTAACTGTAATAATAAGGATTCCAAGCGTAAATCCAATTATTGTTATTCCAGATGCTATCCATTGAGCTTTGACATTGATAATAACGTGGATGATATTGCATATTCAAGCTCCTCTCATGATTTTATCATTTCCTGTTTATCCTATGCTGTTGTCTATTTATAGGAATGCAGAATGAGAGGAAATGGGCAGTAATAAAAAATACAAACAAACTTTATTATTTTTCCAGGGAAAATAAAAGTAACAAGTTAATAAAGGATGTAAAATTTGTATAAAAAATTTAATAAAATCGTTATTTGATTAAAGAAAAAACATGCGCAAAAATAGCGCATGTATAATAAAAAGCTATGTCTTGTCTATGTAAATATATGCTTAGTTTATATAAATCGTGAGTATGTTTGAACAAAAGGGTTATTTATTTCAAATATAAAGAGCGCTTTTTAAGGCGCTCCATGATCAAAACTAATATTGAAAAAGAATACCACATGATATTTTATGTATGTTCTTAATAAATGTGCAGTTTAAAAAATCCTTCTTTTGCACAACAAAGCAGCTAGTTAATAAAACTAACTGCTTGTTGTACAAAAGAAACGCTACGCTTACAGAAATAGTTTGTAACTTTAAGTTACAAAAATAGTATGAACAGGGTTGAAAATGTTATTCGGAAATCAAAGAAAACAAAATAAAAAAGAGCACTTAATAAAGTGCTCTCGTGACGAGATCCATTTTGTAATGACTATTTCAATTTATAAAGAAAGGAACTCAGGATATTATATGTGCGCCCAGTTAATTGAGTACCTTGTACAAATAAAGAGCAGCTAGTAAAAACTAACTACTCTGTGAATAAGAAGAACCCAATGGTCATTCGTATTCAACCTTGGTGTACTTATATTGTTAACATGTTTTAGAAATTTATTCAATATAAGAGCCACTAACAAAAGCTAGCCACTCAGGTCAGGGAACTACTGCTGATAGAGGTTTAATTCTTCAAGGTTTAGTACAAAATCTTTATTTTAAAGCTAAAGAGTGCCTTGTAGAGCACTCCTTAGAATGCTTATGTTCGATCTTAGATTGATTTCTTGCTTGGAGAAATAAAATACTCTTAAACAAAGTTTAAATAGAGAATCCAGCCCATAATTACAATATAAAACACCGTACCAAAGAAGATTAAAATGTATTTTAATGTCTTGTTCATATTAGTACCGTCCTAAAAGAGGATAATTTGGATTTTAATATGATACGTAAAAAAGGTGCATTTATACGGGGTAGGGTGACTAGCAAAAGCAAAACAAAATTATTATTTAATCGTGAAATAAAAAAGAGCACTTACAGAAGTGCTCTTAGTAAAATGCCTATCCTTCTTGCTGGTAAAGGATACGTGGTATTAAATGTGATGTTTTGATAAGTGTGAAACATTTTTATATAAAAATGCTATTTTGTACTTAGTAAATGACAAAGCAGCTAGCTCAATGAACTAACTGCTTTATCGTCCAACAAGAACAATACCCACAATACACTGTAACTAAAGGTTACAACTATAATATGAGCAGAATTTAAAAAGTTATGCAAGAAAGCTAAATGAAAATTTCATTAATCACAACAAAGCAGCTAGCTAAAGTACCTAACTGCCTGCTGTAAATACTATTCCACATGGATACGCAAATTGTAACCACAAGTTACATTTATAGTATAAACAGATTTGAAAATATTATGCAGGAAAGAAAACTAAACAAAAATTGCATTTTATAGTAATACAAAAAGAGTACATATTCGATATGTACTCTTGAAAAAAAGGAATGTGATGAAACATAACACTATACCATATGCTTGCCTTATTTAAAAGTGCAAGGAATGTAATAAAATGGTTATTTCAAAGGTGAAGAGTGCTTAAAAAAAGCACCTTGTACCAAGGTTTGTATTGAAATGAGGCATCATATTAGATGCATGCTGTTTTAGAATGGTGTGATTTTAAAGTTGAATCTTTATTGAATAACAAATAAAAAGAGCACACATAAAGCGTGCTCTTAGACAAGAAAGGTAGATTTCAATGAGTAGGTTATCTCCATACAATAACATATGCTTGTCCAGTTAAAAGGTGAAAAGTTTTAAACAAAAATGCTATTTGATATTCAATCAAAAAGAGCACTGCGAAAAGTGCCCTTAGAGAGATAGCTCAATGTCCTGTGAGTTGTCATTCAATATTAATATATGAGCGCCTAATTAAAAGTTTACAATATTACCCCAAAAAGAATAACTGTTCCATTGAATTTTCTTAAGACAGAATGCGGGAGTCTCAAAAATGGAACTATCTGTGGTTTATACAGGTGTAAAAGAATTATGCAGCATGAGAAAAGAGCACCATGCATCAGTGCTCTTTAAGATAGGAGGTAACAATTTGAGCTGGATAGTTAGGTTAAAAGTATATGATGTAGAAAAGGAATAAGACCTAAATTTTATTATTAAATCAATATAAAAGAGCAGCTAGCAAAAGCTAACTGCTCAGGTAATGGAATATGGCTCGAAATGGGGTGTATATAGTATCGACGGAATATTGAGTTTTATTCATCGGATTATGTTATATGCTTGACGATATAGTCTTTTAGTATCAAAAAACCTGCAAGGAGAAACATTACTTCAATCGAGAACCAAAACATATCTTTTTGAGGCTTTTGAAACTCTGCTATTATGGAAAATGTTAAAAATAGGGTAACGATTAATACAATACAGAGTTTAATTATATCGGACATTTAGAGCGCTCCTAAAATGTAGTCTTTTTCATTATATAGCTATTTCCAATGTTAAGGAATTTAAAAAGTGTTTATGAGAATTTAAACAAAATAATCCTTTTAAAGTAAAGCAAACAGAATATAGTCCGGCTAGAAAACTAGAGGGCACCAATTCATTAAGACAGCAATAAAAGCTGTTTTAGGAATAGGTGTCCTTTTTATTTTGAAAAGGGAGATGGGGAAATATGAAGGCACTAAAAGACCAATTACGTGAGTGGGAAAAGCAATCGAATCAAGCAAAAAAGAAAACTAAGAAAAAACGAAAAGAGAAGTTAAGCACTCGTGACATTGAAGGTTTAATGGGGATTCACGGACCACGTTATGAACGTAGACGTGGAGTATTAAGACAAAAGTAATCTAAAAATAAAAAGGAGTGGTCTTACATGACTAAACAATTATCTTTCTTACCAAAAATCGATAGAACAGCGACACAAGAGGAATTAGAAGGTGTGTTGGAAAGCGTACGTATACATAGACAATTTGGGATGATACGTAAAGAAATGAAGATCACTCCTTCTTATGAAATACGTGAACACGGTCCTACACATGCAGTTGGTAACCCGTTAGAAGATGTTGCTATAGCAAATATTCAGCAAAGTAAAAGAGAAGAGTGGCTTGAAAGAATGTCAGTACGTATTGATCAGTTTCTAAATCGATTAGGGAACGGACGTGCAGGAAGCATTCAAAGAGATATTATTTATAAACGTTATTTAGAAGAAGAGTACGTATGTGATTACATGGTTTATAACGAAATAGGGATGTCAGAGCGTACCTATCGACGTTGGAAGTCTAAAGCGTTTTATAAACTTGCTTTTGCACTTGGGTTAGAAGTTTACGAGACAGAAGAAACGGGAGGTAATGAATAATGAATTTCGTTCAACCAATACGTGATCCAGAGAAAATACAACAAATTAAAGAGTATTTAAAAGAAAAGAGTGAACGTAATTATATCTTGTTTGTAATGGGAATTAATACAGGTTTACGTATTAGTGATATTCTAAAACTGAAGGTTGGTGACTTAAAGGGAAGCCATATCTCAATACGTGAAATGAAGACAGGTAAGCAGAAACGTATTCAGATTACTGCCGCATTAAGAAAAGAGTTAAAGTGGTACATTGAAGATATGGAAGATTATGAGTATTTAATTAAGAGCAGACAAGGAAAGAATCGACCAATCGGAAGAAGCATGGCATATAAAATACTTAGTACTACAGCAGCAAAGTTTGATTTAGAAGAGATTGGGACACATACATTACGTAAGACATTTGGATATCATATGTACATGCAGACAAAGAACATAGCTTTGCTGATGGAGATATTCAATCATTCAAGTGAACGAGTAACGTTAAGGTATATAGGAGTAAACCAAGATGCAATGGATAAAGCAATGACTAGGTTTAAAATCTAATCATTGATTTTTTGTTCAAGGATAGCAACACATGCTTATTGACTTAAGAACAGAAACTTATGCTTGAACATAAAATCAAATTTAGATGAGCAAAGCTATTTCAAGTGAATAGAATCCACTCTTTAAGAATACATAAAAAATATATGTACAAGCGTAGTCTAATCATTACATCATTGGTGAAAGTAGAATTCTATAAATTTTGGAGGAAGAGATATGCAAAAAAAGGTTCTCCTGTTTACAGATTTAGGGATTGATGATGCGTTTGCTATACTGTACACCTTTTTTCGTAAAGACATTCAACTTGTAGGAATCGTGGCCGATTATGGAAATGTATCAAGAGAAAATGTAATAAGAAATATTAACTATTTAAAGTACATTGCGGGAAGAGAAGAAATACCTGTATTCCTTGGTGCTTCTGTACCGTTGACAGGTATATTGATTCAGTATTTCCCTGAGGTACACGGAAAAGTTGGATTAGGACCTATTATTCCACCTGAAATTTCATATCCAGTTTATCCTTTAAATGATATTTATCAAATTATAGAATCAAATTTAGAAGATCTTACAATCATCAATTTAGGAAGACTTTCTTCGCTAGCTACGACTTTTGTATTGAATTTAGAAACAATGCGAAATGTAAGAGAATGCATTTGCATGGGGGGAGCTTTTTTCTATCCAGGTAACGTAACTGCTGTGGCTGAAGCTAATTTTTACGCAGACCCTTATGCAGCAAACTTAATTCTGCAACATGCAAAGAACTTGACAATTATTCCTTTAAATGTGACCCAACATGCGATTGTTACACCCGAAATGGTCCAGCAAATCGATGCATTTCATGGGAATACACAGGATCTTGCAGGGCTCATCATTAAACCTATGTTAGATTATTATTATAATTTTTACTCCAAGTCTAATCCAGGTATAAGTGGAAGTCCTATGCATGATTTTGTAACAGTATGGTATTTGCTGAATAGAGAGGCTGTTAGCCTTTCGAGAGTACCCATTAAAGTAATTCCTGATCAAGGAGAAGGGTTTGGTCAAAGCATTGCAGACTTTCGTTTTGTTACCAATCCAGGCTATAAAACGCATAATGTAGCTTTTCAGTTTGATTATGAAAGGTTCAGGAAGGATATTATGGAAACGTTCTTAAAGAAGAGAGTGTAAAAGACTTTGTTCAGTTTATTTAACCTATAGGAATCCAACTTTTTAGGTTGAAATTCTGGCTGTATTTCATCACTATCAAGCTAATAAAATAAAATCCTGCTAAAAATAAAAATCCACTGACTATTTAAATTAATTAAATGCAGTGGATTTTTATTTTGGGATTACATTAAAACTTTAAATTGGTGCCCATGTTATTCTACCCCATTCTATACAGTTACTCATTTTTATTATGTTGTGTAACTCAAAAGAGGAAGTGTTATGAAGCTATGAATATCAAAGGCTGTAGCATTTGGCTTAGTTACACAAAATATAAGATATGGGTAACTGGTAGTATCAAGGAATTGCATGGTGTATATACATAAATATAAAATATATGGGGAGGTAATTGGCGTTCATGTTAAATGAAGAGCTATTAGAAGCAATAATTAAATATAAAAGGAATATTGGAAGGAATCCTAATATGTTAAAGCTAAATCCAACTTATTTTAGAAGTATCTTAGAAGAATTGAATTATCCAGAATGGATTATTGAAAAGAAGATAACGGAAATGAAAAAAAGTATCTTCGGTGTACCAGTCGAACTAATAGATGAGGTTGAAAAATTTGAAATATAAAATAAGTGGCAGAGTCGTGACCGCTTTTTGGCAGGAAATGTGCCGGTTGTTTTGGAATTAGCGTGATATATTTGTATTGTGAGAAGTGGCGGAAAACACGACTCACTATGTTGTTTCTAAATTTCTAAACGGTTCATAATGACGGCACATAAAATCCGAAACCAGCAGATGGTACTGATTGGATGTTACCGTTAATAAGGAGAGCTTTTGCTCTTCTTCCAGTTACTTAATAATGTTGGCGTAGATGAATGTAGCAACATTAGGGAATTGGAAAAAGAATAAAACTTCACGTACCGCAATCGAAATATAAATTAATAATTGAGAGAAAAGCATCCATTCGGGTGCTTTTTATTTTAGAGGAGGATGAAAGATGAGTGAACAAAAGAGTGCGTTATCAGTGAAGGTAGAAGTTGATACAAAAGAAGCAAATCAAAATATTAAAGAATTAACTGCTGCGGTTAATGAATGTGCAGAAGCATTCGAGAAGTTAGAACAGGTTACGGATAGGTTTACTAATAAGAGCTATTCAATTGAAATAGAAGTTCCTATTCTTTTAAATGGAAAGCAAATAGCTGAAGCGATTACTAATGTAAAAAAGTCTGAACTAATTCAAAAGATTAATGACAGCAAATCGGTAGGAATGGATTCTAAAGTTTGGCTTTCATTAGATGGAAAAGTAACTCTTGAATCCATAGTTGAACATACAGCTGATTCAATCCAAGGTCGTGTAATTAAAGGAAGTGAAATAAATGAAACTAAATAAACAAGAACAAGCGGTTGTAATTGGCACATTCATTTCGATGTTAGGAACAGATCTTGTAAATGAGCGTATCGATAAACAAAAATTAGAAAGTGTGCTTCCTATCTTTAATGAGATGGAAGATAACACAACACCGAAGCAAAGAAGAGAAGCAATGGTTAGTTTGCTCGATAAAACAATAGATGAATTTTTAAAACAATAGCCATAAAAAAAGGAAAAGCAACTCGCATGGGGGCGAATCACTTTTCCAGATGGCAATGTTAAGTTCATTATAACAATTTGTATTTATTTATAAATTAATAATCAGAATATTTTTTTGAAGGAAGTGAAGATAGATGCAAGTCTACTGTTCTAACTGTAATGAAGATTACGATATGCAACCACAAGTAACACAGCTTCCAAAAAAGATTGAGAAGTGTTTCTATATTTGTCCTCATTGTGGCCATGAGCATGTTGCTGCATATGTGAACGATAAGATTCGTAAGCACCAAGCGGATATAGCTAAGTGTCATGAAAGGATAAATAAAAAGAATCTGGCCATCGGGGATGAAATGAAACGGTTAAGAAAGAGGATGGAAGGTGCCAAGTAAACCATTCAAGCCGTGTAAGTCGTTAGGTTGCAATGAACTGACACGAGATAAGTATTGCGCTAAGCATATCGAAAAGGAAAAAGAAACCGTAAGATATTACGACAAACATATTCGAAACAAAAGCTCACGTTCATTCTACAACTCAAGACTGTGGAAGGATATGCGTGAGCTTATTTATCGTAGAGATCATGGTCTATGTGTTCAATGTAGAAGTAAGGACATCATTAAGATAGGTGATGTAGTCGATCACATCATACCTATTCGTGTTGATTGGTCAAAACGATTAGAACCATCTAATTTACAAACACTTTGTCATGCTTGCCACAATAAGAAGACAAAAGAAGATGAAAAGAAAAACAAAAAATAATTCAAAAGAAAAAATTCATAAACACCCCCCAACATGAAAAGGCAAAAGGCGACTCCCTGGAGACCGCCGCCTAGCTTTCCGTATAAAAAGTTCGTTTTATTCTATAAAAGGGGGTTCAGCCAAGGGAGGTGGTTCTCATAGGAAGGAAAGCGAAGCCGATTCATTTGCATTTATTAGAAGGTAATTCAAATCGATTGACAAAAGATGAAATTGAGCAGCGATTAAAAGCCGAAAAACAGTTACAAGCAAAAAAGGATAAGGTAAAGCCACCAACGTGGTTAGATTCAGTTGCAAAGAAAGAGTTTAGGAGAATTGCTGGTGAATTGCTGGAGCTAGACGTTATTACAAACATAGATGTGAATGCATTAGCAACGTATTGCGATGCTTATTCTGACTATGTTGAGTGCACCAAAATTATCCGAGAAGAAGGACTCCTTGTTGAATATACCAATAAGGCAGCTGAAACTAATAAAGTTCCACATCCACTACTTACAAAGAAGAAACAGTTGCATGAACAGATGAAGACTTTGGCTGTTGAGTTTGGCCTTACACCAAGTGCAAGAGCGAAAATTGTTATTCCAAATATAAAACAAGGTCCGAAAACAAACGTAGAGAAGGAGTTTGACGTATAACATGATCAGACAATGGATGTTGGACTACTGTGATGATGTATTAAATGGTGAAGTTGTTGCTTGTCAGAAGCATAAACAAGCTTGTAAACGATTTTTAAGAGATATTGAGCGTGAAGGTTCTGAAGATTTCCCATATGTTTTTAAGGAAGAAAAAGCGCTTCGTTTCTTAAAGTGGATGTCTCTTTTTAAACATACAAAAGGAAAATTAGCAGGTCAGAGAATTGAACCACATTCCATACAAATTTTTGTATTTAGTAATATTTACGGATGGGTTCATCGTAATACAGGATTAAGGCGATTTAAAAAGGCGTATTGGCAAGTTGGGCGTAAAAACGCAAAGTCTCAATCTTTAGCGTGTGTAGGCTCTTATGAAGCAATGGCATTTGGTGAAAATATGTCAGAAGTCTACATTGGTGCTACGAAAACAGAACAAAGTAAAATTGTCTGGAATGAAATTAAAGCACAAATGAATGGATGTGAGGATTTAAAAGGAAAGTTCAATATTGCGTATGGGAAAATTGAACACCTTAAAACGGATTCTTTTATTTCAGCGCTATCAAAAGATGCTGGAAAATCTGGTGATGGACTGAATGTTCAATGCGGAATTATTGATGAATATCATGCACACCCTACTTCTGAAATTTATGATGTTCTGGTGTCAGGTTCAGGGGCTCGTCCTAATCCACTCATGATGATTATAACGACAGCTGGTTTCAATTTGAGCCATCCTTGCTATCGTGTAGAGTATCAATATGTTTCTAAGATTTTGGACCCTAATATTGATATTGAAAACGAAGAATATTTTGTCATGGTTAATGAATTAGATAAAGATGATGAGATTACGAATGCAGAAGTGTGGGAGAAAGCAAATCCAATTCTATGTAGTTATGAAGAAGGACGTACTTTCTTAAAAGGAGAACTTCAATCAGCCCTTGATGTACCTGAGAAAATGCGTAATTATCTCACGAAAAACATGAATAGATGGGTAGATATGAAAGAAAATGGCTACATGGATATGCAAAAATGGAAAGATTGCAAAGAAACTGTGGAATTATCCGAATTAAAAGGGTTAGAATGCACAGTAGGTGTCGATTTATCAGCAAAAATTGACTTAACAAGTGTAGATTTTGAATTTAAAAAGGATGATACGTATATTGTAATTAGTCATAGTTTTATGCCGGAAGATACGTTGCATGAGAAAAGAAAAACAGATAAAGTTCCGTATGATCTTTGGATACAACAAGGGTGGATTACAACAACACCTGGTGCGGTAGTTGACTATGAATATATTAAAAAACATATTAAAACCATGGAAAAAGAGAATAAATTTAAAATAAAAGAAATATGTGCTGACCCTTGGAATGCTACGCAATTCATGCAAGACATGGAAGCAGAAGGGTATACAGTGGTGGAAATACGTCAAGGAATAGCGACTTTATCAGGTCCTACAAAGGATTTTCGTGAACAAGTTTATCAGAAAAAAGTCATTCACAATAACAATCCAGTGTTAAATTGGGCTGTTAGTAATGCTATAACAAAACAGGATGCCAACGAAAACATCATGTTGGACAAGTCAAAAGCAACAGAGAGAATCGACCCGATAGCGGCTGTTATTAACTCACATGTTCGATGCATGCTCAATTCTGGTGAAATGGACTTAAATTCATATATTTTAAGTCAAGATTTCTCATTCTAGGGGGAATGACATGCGATTCTTTATATTTTTTATAAGTATTTTAGAAGATATTCTATTCGTTTCGGGGTTGTCCATTATTGTAGGGACGACTTTTTTTATTAATCCGATTTATGGATGGTATCTGTTAGGAATTATTCTCACAATGTTGGGGGTGGTAATGATAAGAAGATAGAAAGGAGGTGAAACTTTTGATTTTTCGGCAGTTATTTAGAAATCAGGATACCACAGATTTGAAAAATCCTTCTCCCTGGTTTAAAAGCTTATTTGGCTATCAAGCCGCAAGTGGTGAAAAGGTAACAGTTGAATCATCTTTAGGTGTCCCAACAGTTTATCGATGTATTAATATCCTTGCAAATAGTGTTGCGATGCTTCCTTTTCAAACGTTTAAAAAGACAGCGAAGGGAAGAGAACGGGATAAGGCGCATCAAGTGTCGTTTGTTTTGGAAAGACGCCCTAATCCTTACCAAAGCCCATTTAAATTTAAACATCTAATCGAAACACATCGCAATACATGGGGAAATGCTTATATAAATATTCATTGGGGTGTGGATGGAAGACCAAAAGAATTGTGGGTATTGAATCCGGCTGTTACAACCCCAAATGTGGACCTGAAGACAAATAAATTATGGTACTTTACTAGTTTGCCAGACGGTACACCTGTAAAAATACCTGATGATGACATTATTCATCTTACTACATTGTCTACTGATGGTTTAAAGGGGAAACCACCTATCCAAATTGCAAGAGAATCAATAGGCAGCTCACAGGCGGCACAAAAGTTTAAAGGTAAGTTCTTTACAAACGGTGCAGCGCATAGTGGGATATTAAAAACGCAACAAGCACTTGGCAAAGAGGCGAAAGATGTACTTCGTGATGCATGGGAAGAGGCAAATACAGGATTAAATAATGCTCAAAGGATTGCAATTTTAGATGCTGGTTTAGAATTTGAAAAGGTTGGAATGCCTTTGAAAGATGCTCAATTTATTGAAGGTATGAAATTTGATAAAGGTGAGATTGCGAACATCTTTAATATTCCTTTGCACATGATTAATGAGTTAGATCGTGCTACTTTCTCTAATATTGAGCAACAAGCGCTGGATTTTATTCAAAATACATTGAGTCCAATTCTTATTCAATATGAGGAAGAGTTTTCTTATAAAGCATTTTCATTTAATGAGCAAAAACGATATTACTTAAAGTTTAATCTAACAAGTTTATTACGTGCTGATTCTAAATCAAGAGCAGAATTCTACAAAATTATGTTAGACGCTGGTGCTTTCTCAATCAATAAAGTGCTAGAACTAGAGGATATGGATGGGATTGGGGAATACGGTGATAAACATCGTGTTGATTTAAATCATGTATCTATTGAAATTGCGGATGAATATCAATTAGCGAAAGCAAATGGAGGGGCACTACAGAAGGGAGGTGAGGACGATTAAAGACGTATTTACTATTAAAAATCAAACGGAATCATCAGCAGACCTATTTATTTATGGTGACATCATAAATAATACAGGTTGGAAATGGGATGATTCTGACATTATGCCTGATGATGTAAAAAATATCTTAGGGCAATTGGATGATAAAAGTAACCTTAATATCTATGTAAATAGTGGTGGTGGTTCTGTATTTGCTGGTTTAGCCATTTATAACATGTTAAAGCGCAATAAAGCACAAAAAACTGTTTATGTGGATGGTGTTGCAGCTTCTATTGCTTCTGTAATCGCCCTAGCTGGTGATCGTGTTGTTATTCCTTCTAATGCATTCTTAATGATTCATAAGCCTTGGACATATGCAGTTGGAAATGCAATTGATTTCCGAAAAGCAGCAGAGGACCTTGATAATATCGAATCAGGAATCATGAATGTATACAAAGAGAACTTAAAAGAAGGTATTGAAATTGAAGAAATTCAGCAATTAGTAGATGCTGAGACTTGGTTAAGTGGTGAAGAAGCTGAAAAATACTTCAATATAGAAGTTGTAGAGGCAAAAGAAGTCGCAGCTTGTAGTAGTGATTACTTTGATAAATATCAAAAAACACCAAATAAGATTGTAGCAAAAGCTCCTTCTATTCCAAAGAAGGACAATAATGAACAATTAAAAATCCAAAATGCACTAGACCTGTTAGAACTATAGGTCTATTTTTTGTGCCAATATAAGGAGGAAATACCGAATGGATAAACGTGAACAAGAATTACGTCAAAAAGTTGCTGACTTAAAAGCGAAAGCAGAAGAGTTTAATAATAGCGGTAAATATGAAGAGGCAAAGGCAAAAATCGAGGAAGCAAAAAGCGCAAAAAATGAATTAGATAATTATTTAGCAATGATGCAAATTCAAGTTTCTGACCCTGTAAATTCACAAGCAGGAGTTTTACCTCCATCATCAGTTAAAAACGAAGACCCATCGTACAAAGAAGTATTTATGAAAGCTATCCGTGGTCAAAATTTAAGTCATGAAGAAGCAAGCGTTATGCAGGAATACAAAACGGCCTTATCTGAGAATTCAGGTAAAGATGGCGGCTATATTGTTCCAGAAGATATTACGACAACTATTAATCAATTAAAACAAACGGTTGATAGCTTAGAACAATATGTAAATGTACAACCTGTCACAACAAACAAGGGTGCTCGTACACTAGAAAAACGTGCAGCATCTACACCTTTTGCGCCATTATCTGAGTATGGCAAACCAAATGCAATGCAAGAAATTGCTTCTCCTGAATTCGATCGTTTATCTTATGCTATTGAAGATTACGCAGGCTTCTTACCGGTGCCAAATGATTTATTAGATGATACAGATCAAGCTTTAGAAGAATATTTACGTCAATGGATCGCTAAAAAATCTATTGCTACTCGTAACTACCTAATTTTACAGGAACTTAACAAATTGACAAAGGTAGATTTTGTGGATTACAAAGGCATTAAAACAGCATTAAATGTTACATTGGACCCAGCTTTTGCAGCCGGAGCTAATATTTTCACTAACCAAGATGGATTCAATTACTTGGATCAATTAGAAGATAAAAATGGTCGTCCGCTTCTTCAACCAGACCCAACAAATCCAACACGTAGTTTATTGTCAGGAAAACCGGTTATTACTTTATCAAATAAGACAATTGCTACAGATAAAGATGGGAAAGCGCCTTTCATTGTTGGTAATTTAAAAGAAGCCATTATTCTTTGGGATAGAAAACAGTTATCTATTGATATGACCAAAGAAGGCGGAAATGCTTGGAGAACAAATACTTCTGAATTCCGAGCGATTGAGCGTGAGGACGTTACATCATGGGATACAGAAGCAGTTGTGTATGGACAAATTACGGTTGCACCTAAAACAGGAGCTTAATAAGGTAGGAGGTGTCCTTCTTGGTACTAACATTAGAGGAAGCGAAAAAGTATCTTCGTGTGGATGGTGATGAGGAGGACGATCTCATTACATCTTTCGTAATAGCAGCTGAAATGTATATTAAGAATGCTACAAGTAAAAATGTGAATTTAAAAAGCGAGCTTGCTAAATTAGCAGCTCGTATTTTAATTGCTCATTGGCATGAAAATCGGGAAGCGGTTGGAAAAGCTGAACAACTAGCATTTAGTTTGCAGTCAATATTAGTCCAATTGCAATATTGTGTAGGTGATTTCACATGAATCCAGGTAAATTAGATAAACGTCTTACATTCCAAATAAAAGACGATGATGCAATGGGCCCAGACGGTGATCCGATAGAAGGTTATAAGGATTCTTTTACTGTATGGGGCTCTTTTACTTTCTTAAAGGGACGAAAATACTTTGAAGCAGCGGCAGCTAATAGCGAAATCCAAGGCGAAACAGAAATTCGATATCGTGCTGATGTGAACGCTGATATGAAGATTAAGTACAAGAACGTAATTTATGACATTATTTCGGTTATTCCAACTGAAAAACACACTTTATCAATCATGTGGAAGCGTGGTGGAATGAATGGCTGATGGTGTTGATTTTTTAGGTTTTGATCGCCTGATATCTGAATTAGAGCAGATGGGTTTACGTGGAGAAAAGATTGAAGATAAAGCCCTTGCAGCTGGTGGTGAGCAAATTCGAAAAGCTATTGCAGAAAGAAGTGAACCGAGGAGTTCAAGTCCTAAGAAACCGTCCAAAAGTGAACCTTGGCGTACAGGCCAACATTTGCTTGATAATATACGAGTTACGAAGGCACGAATGGAAAATGGTGTGAAAACGATCAAGATTGGAATAGACAAAGCGGACCGTTCTCCATATTTCTATGGAAAGTTTTTAGAGTGGGGTACTTCTAAAATGCCAGCACATCCATTTATAGAACCAGGTTTTAACGCTTCTAAAGCGGATGCGGTACGTGCTATGACAGATATCTTGAAGAATGAAATGGGGCTGAATTTATGATAAATTTACGCCCTGAAATTGTGCAAGCTCTTGGAAATAATCAGGAGCTTGTTTCTTTATTAGGCGGAAAACGTGTTTATTATCGTAAAGCCAAAAATGCTGAAGAGTTTCCACGTATTACGTTTTTCGAATTAGATAATCGACCAGATGGATTTGCAGATAATGATGAAAGCGAAAGTGAAATCACATTTCAAATCGATATTTGGTCAAAGGGTAGTACAACAGCAATCCATCAAAAAGTGAATGAAGTCATGAAAAATATTAGCTTCTCACGTTATGCGGTTGCTGATTTATATGAAGAGGATACACAAATCTTTCATTACGCGATGCGATTCGCGAAAGGAGTGGAATTATAAATGGCTGGAGAAGTTGTAAGAATTAGTTCAACGGTTGGTGTAGACAATCTTGTATATGCGAAAGTTTTACAAGATGATTCAACTATCATTAAATATACAGATGTAAAGAAAATGGAAGGTGCTGTAAAGGTTAAATTAACTAAAAAAGTAGCTTCTGAGGTTATGTGGAGCGATAACAGAAAATCAGAGATTGCAGAATCTGATGGAGAAACTGAAGTGGAGATTGAGGTTCGAGGACTTTCGCTTTCTACAAAAGCTGACATTGAAGGGTTTCCAGAAGTAAAAGATGGAGTTTTAGATGAGAAACGTGAAGGTGAGAAACCATATTTAGCTATTGGTTTCCGATTCTTAAAAGCTAATGATAAGTATCGATATGTTTGGTTATTAAAAGGGAAACTTTCACAAGAGGAAGAAGAAGCTGAAACGAAAAAAGACAAACCGAACTTCCAAACAACGAAATTGAAAGGTTCCTTTATTGAACGTGATTTTGATGATAGAACGAAATTTACAGCAGATGAAGATGAACCCACGTTTACAAAATCAGTTGGGGATAATTGGTTTAAAAAGGTATACGAGAAGCCTGTGGAACAACCATCAACTGGAAATTAAGAGGGAGCAAAAGCTCTCTCTTTTTTTATTAATTAAGGAGGAATACATTATGAAGCTAATTTTACGAATCAATAAAGAAGAAAAAACTTTTAACTTACCAGCATTCATTCCAGCTCGTTTAATCCGTCAAGCACCTGAACTGGCTGAAATTCCAAATAATCCTGGTCCAGAAGATATGGATAAAATGGTTCAATTCGTGGTTAAAGTGTATGATGGTCAATTTACATTAGATCAATATTGGGATGGAATTGATGCTCGTAAATTTTTATCAACAACTTCAGACGTAATTAATGCAATTATAAATGAAACTGTGGAAGCAGCTGGTGGTAATCCTGTATCTGGAGAAGAAGAAAACCCAAACGCGTAGAGGGAGGAGGGCTAACGTTCAGTGAGTTTATGGACGAGCTCTACCTCTCTTTATTACGTCAGGGATATAAACACCATCATATCGATAATGAAATGGATATCTGGCATTATTTAAGGTTAAATCAAAAATATCGTGAACAAGATTACTCAAATAGCGAAAATCATAACTCAAATGAAATTGAAGTTCCGGCAGAAAACATTATTTAATGAGGGGGTGAGACTATGGCGAATGAAATGAATAATTTGGTCGTTAGGCTTTCCCTTGATAATGTAAACTTCCGACAAGGTATCGCGAATTCAGGGCGTGCAGTCAGGACATTACAGAATGAATTAAAATCTGTAAGTACAGGTATGGGTGGTTTTGCTAACGCTAGTCAACAAACGCAAGCGAAAATGAATACACTCAGTAGGCTCATTGATGCGCAAAAAGAGAAAGTTAAAGCGTTACGACAAGCCTATGATCAAAATAAGGCTAAATTAGGTGAAAATGATGCAGCAACCCAGCGATATGCTTCGCAAGTTAATAAAGCAGTTGCTGATTTAAATAGATTTGAAAATGAATTAAAGCAAGTAAACCGTCAAGCTGAACAAAAAGGGATGGATAAGTTAAACAACTCTTTAAAATCCCTACAAGCTGAATTTCAGTCTATTACAACAGGTATGGGCGGTTTTTCTAATGCGACAGAACAAACAAGGGCTAAAGTAGATGTTTTATCCCGTATGGTAGATAAACAAAAAGAGAAGATTAGGGAACTTCAACAAGTCTATAATCGTGCTAAAACAGAAGAAGGCGAAGCGAGTCAATCAGCACAAAGATACGCTGAACAAATTCATCGGGCAACAGCTGAACTGAATCGATTTGAAACTGGATTACAGCAGTCAAATCGTGAATTAGAACAGCAAGGGAATCGCCTATTGAACTTCGGAAATCGCATGGAGACACTAGGTAATCATTTGCAAAATGCCGGAATGCAGATCGGCATGGTATTTGGTGGTATGACTTACGCAATAGGTCGGGGCTTAAAATCAGCAATCACTGAATCAATGAATTTTGAGCAACAGATGGCCAATGTAAAAGCTGTTTCTGGATCTACTGGAGCAGAAATGAAAAAGTTAAGTGAATTGGCTGTTAATATGGGAGAAACAACAAAATACTCCAGTGTTCAAGCAGGTCAAGGTATCGAGGAATTAATAAAGGCTGGTGTTAGCTTACAAGATATTATTAACGGCGGATTGGCAGGTGCCCTTAACTTAGCGACGGCAGGGGAATTAGAGTTAGGTGAAGCAGCCGAAATTGCTTCCACAGCTCTGAATGCATTTAAAGCAGACCATCTTTCAGTTGCGGATGCTGCCAATATTTTATCTGGTGCAGCCAACGCCTCCGCAACTGATGTAAGAGAGTTAAAATATGGACTTTCAGCTTCATCAGCAGTAGCAGCAGGGGCTGGAATGACGTTTAAAGATACAGCTACAACTTTGGCGGTATTTGCTCAGAATGGGTTAACAGATAGCCCCGTTGTGAAGAAATTCGCAGCGTAAAGGACGTGAATTCGGTGAAAGCTACGGTGAAAACTATGCTAATACCGAGCCAAGCTGGATAGGAATATTCAGAAGGTGTAGAGACTAGAGGAAGTAAGCGAGAACCGTTGAAACCTCCACGAGCGCGTTCCATCCTAACATGGAAGACGAGGATGATGATATAGTCCGATACTCCAGTGAAAATTGGAGAATATGAGATAAAGAGCTCATATATAACAAATGTAAAAGGTTCTGATGCAGGTACATCTTTAAAAACAATGTTAATGAGGTTAAATCCTTCAACAAAAGAAGCATATAACAAAATGAGAGATTTAGGACTTATTACTTATAATGCACAGGCTGGTTTTGATTTCTTAGTTAAAAACGGTATTCAACCAGCTTCCAGAAATGTAGGGGATATAGAAGTAGCTTTAGAACAATATGTAATGAAAACAGAAGGTGTAACGAAATGGAATGATAAATGTGATACAACATTTCGTGAATTAGCAACAAGTTCGGCATTCTTATCATCAAAATTCTACGATCAACAGGGGCATATTCAAAGTCTAGAAAATATTTCAGGTACACTTCATGAATCGATGAAAGATTTAACAGACCAACAACGAAGCATGGCTTTAGAAACATTATTTGGTTCGGATGCCGTACGTGGTGCGACTATTCTATTTAAAGAAGGAGCAAAAGGTGTTAATGAGATGTGGGATTCCATGTCTAAAGTTACGGCAGCTGATGTTGCAGCCACAAAGATTGATACGTTAAAGGGACGTCTTACATTACTAGATTCAGCATTTTCTACAATGAAAAAAACAATTGGTGATGCACTAGCTCCTGTGGTTAGTGTTTTTGTTGCTGGTCTACAAAAGCTTGTAGATGGATTCAATGCATTACCTGGTCCTGTACAAAAGGCAATTGCCATTACAGGTGGTATTGTTCTTGCTTTAACAGCTGTGGCTACAGCGATAGGTGTTGTTTTAGCAGCGTTTGGAATGATTGCTTCAGGAATTGGTTCTTTATCTCTTGCATTAGCATCAGTCGGTGGGATTGCTGGAATTGCGGCTGGAGCAGTTGGATTCTTAGGAAGTGCGCTTGCGGTTTTAACAGGACCAATTGGTCTAGTAGCGGCCGCTCTCATTGGAACTGGAGTTGTTGCATATAAAGCATATCAAAAAGCAACAGAAGATAGTATCGATTCAGTAGATCGCTTTGCTACAAATACAGCAGGGAAAGTAAGTTCTTCCACAAAGAAAGTACTTGGTGAGTATTTTAAGCTGTCTGATGGTATTAGACAAAAGTTAACTGAAATTAGATTGAATCATGAAGTAATAACAGAAGAGCAGTCGCAAAAGTTGATTGGTCAATATGACAAATTAGCTAATACAATCATTGAAAAAACCAACGCAAGGCAGCAAAAAGAAATTGAAGGGCTTAAAAAGTTCTTTGCTGATTCGTATGTATTAACCGCTGAAGAAGAGAACAAACGAATCGAACAGTTAAATCAGCACTATGAACAAGAGAAGCTAAAAACACAAGAGAAAGAAAATAAAATTAAAGAAATTCTACAAACGGCAGCCAGAGAAAATAGAGAATTAACAACATCCGAGCGGATCTCTTTACAAGCATTGCAGGATGAAATGGACAGAGTTGCTGTTGAGCATATGTCTAAAAATCAAATGGAGCAAAAGGTTATTCTTGAAAATATGCGTGTGCAGGCTAGTGAAATTTCAGCTAGACAGGCAGCAGAAGTTGTAGAGAATAGCGCAAAGGCAAGAGATAAAGTTATTGAAGATGCGAAAAAGACCCGTGACGAAAAAATTGCTGAGGCAATTCGTCAGCGTGATGAAAATAAAACAATCACTGCTGATGAAGCGAATGCAATCATTGCAGAGGCAAAACGTCAATATGATAGTACAGTTTCTACAGCTCGAGATAAACATAAAGAAATTGTGAGTGAAGCAAAAGCGCAAGCTGGTGAACATGCAAATCAGGTAGATTGGGAAACTGGCCAAGTAAAATCGAAATATCAAGCTATGAAAGACGATGTTATTCGAAAAATGAAAGAAATGTGGTCGGACGTTACCAACAAATATGAAGATATGAAAAACTCTGCAAGTAACAAGGTAGAGGAAATAAAAAATACAGTTTCGAGAAAATTTGGCGAAAAAGTCCAAGCGGTAAAAGATAAGATGAACGAAGTGAAAAGCGGTATCGAAGAAAAATGGAATACAGTCGAAAAATTTTTCAGTTCTATAAATTTACGTTCCATTGGTAAATCAATCATAGAAGGTCTTGGAAAAGGAATAGATGATGCTTCAGGAGGTCTATTTAGCAAGGCTGCTGGAATTGCAAGTGATATTAAAAAGACTATTTCTGGAGCACTAGAGATTAACAGTCCATCTAAAGTGATGATTCCAGTTGGTAGCGCGGTTCCAGAAGGTGTTGGAGTTGGTATGGATAAAGGGAAACGGTTTGTTGTGGATGCAGCAAAAAATGTAGTCGGAACTGTTAAGAAACAAATGGGGAATATGCCATCTGTTTTTGATTTTGGATTCCAAACAAATCAATATAGTATCCCGCAAAATACATTTAGCGATTTCAGTGGATATATGCAACCGCAATTATCTTATAACAATCCATCTATGGCAAAAACAATATTCCCAAATAGACCAGGTGGAGAACAAGAACTGAATTTAACCGTAAACATGACTAATGTTTTAGATGGAAAAGAGCTTGCAAACGGAAGTTACACCTATACTACAAAACTTCAAGATCGTGAACAAAAAAGAAGATCGGAATTTTAAGGGGGGGAAGCACGTTGGGGAAACTCAATTTTACTTTTAATAATATTAGAAAAGATTATATTCAAATGCTAGTTGGAAGAAAACGTCCTTCATGGGCTCCAGTAAAAAGAAGATTAGTTAGAGTCCCTCATCGCGCAGGGGCTCTTTTACTTAATACAGAAACGGAGGAACGTCGTATTGACGTTCCTCTTGTTATTAAAGCGAAAAAAGATATGGCAGATTTACAAAAGTTAAAAGAAGATTTAGCGGATTGGTTATATACAGAGCAACCCGCTGAACTTATTTTTGATGATGAGTTAGACAGGACTTATTTAGCATTAATTGATGGTTCTGTCGATTTGGACGAAATAGTCAATAGAGGTAGAGGTGTTATTACTTTTGTTTGTCCAATGCCCTATAAATTAGGGAAAACAAATACTCACAAGTTTACTCAAGAGTGGTCTACAGAAACAACTTCTTATTTTACTAATAAAGGAAGTGTAGAAGCGCCACCTTTAATTGAAATGATTGTAAAAAAACCAAGTACCTTTTTAGATGTATGGTTTGGAGAGTATCCGCATAATCGTGATTATTTCAGAATAGGCTACCCTCTGACTGTGGAAGAAACCACGGTACAAGAACGAGAAAGAGTCATGTGGGATGAAATGGTTACTCCTATAGGGTGGACACCTGTTACTGGACAATTCGAGGAAATGAAAGGGACAGGTAATTTTAAATCAAGAAATGGCCATGCGCTATATTGTGAAGATTACGGAAAAGAGACAGGATTCTACGGTGCCATAGCCAAGAAGAATATTCCGAGCGGCCCATTACAAGACTTTGAAATGGAGGCATGGGTGACTTTAAAGTCCAAAAACATAGGTGAAATGGGACGTGTTGAAGTTCTTCTTTTAGATGAGACGAGTAATGTGGTATCCCGCATCAATATGAATGATCTATATGCGACTGCTGAAATTACAAGGGCACATATGACAATTGGAAATAGCGGAACACCCAATAGTTTTCGAAAATTAGTTGATACAAGTGGATTCTATTCGACTACATTTAACCAATTCCGAGGACGTTTACGTATTGCTAGGCGGGGTAAGGTTTGGTCTGTATATGTGGCTAAGTTTATAGATGGTACAGAAAAAGATGGTGCTTCACTTGTAGAACGTTGGATTGATGAAACAGGAAATCCGATGACAGAACGTAAAATTGCACAAGTTATGATTGCGATTTGTAAGTGGGATAATCATCAACCTATTAACGAAATACAAATTGATGATTTAAAGATTTGGAAGGTAAACAAAGTTCCATCTAACGCACAACCATATATCTTTGATACTGGAGATAAAATTGTTATTGATACTGAGAGAAGTCTTGTCACAATCAACGGAAAGAATGCAATCAATATAAAAGAAATCTTTAGTAATTTCCCTGTCGTAATACGTGGTGAAAATCGTATCGATATAATGCCACCTGATGTAAATGCAACAATTAGTTATAGGGAGAGATATAGATGAGAACACCAAGCGGAATTTTGCATGTTGTGGATTTTAAAACGGATCAAATCGTCGCAGCTATCCAGCCAGAGGACTATTGGGATGACAAACGGCATTGGGAACTAAAAAATAATGTTGACATGTTGGATTTCACCGCTTTTGATGGAACAGACCATGCAGTTACGTTACAACAACAGAATCTTGTTTTAAAAGAAGTTCGCGATGGAAGAATCGTACCATATGTTATTACAGAGACTGAAAAAAATTCGGATAAACGATCTATTACCACATATGCTTCAGGAGCTTGGATTCAAATTGCTAAATCAGGGATTATAAAACCACAACGGATAGAGAGTAAGACGGTCAACGAATTTATTGATTTAGCACTCTTAGGTATGAAGTGGCAGCGTGGAGTTACTGAATATGCTGGATTTCATACAATGACCATCGATGAATATATGGACCCACTCACTTTTTTAAAGAAGATTGCATCTTTATTTAAACTGGAAATTCGATATCGTGTTGAGATTAAAGGTTCAAGAATCATCGGTTGGTATGTAGATATGATTCAAAAACGTGGGTATGATACAGGCAAAGAAATAGAATTAGGAAAAGATTTAGTTGGTGTTACGCGTATTGAACATACACGTAATATTTGCACTGCTTTAGTTGGATTTGTAAAAGGTGAAGGTGACAAGGTAATCACTATTGAAAGCATTAATAAAGGTCTACCCTATATCGTAGATGCAGATGCATTTCAAAGATGGAATGAACACGGACAACATAAATTCGGTTTTTATACACCAGAAACAGAAGAATTAGACATGACTCCAAAACGTTTACTGACGCTTATGGAAATAGAATTGAAAAAGCGTGTCAATTCCTCAATCTCTTATGAAGTGGAAGCGCAATCGATTGGTCGTATTTTCGGCCTAGAACACGAATTAATTAACGAAGGCGACACTATCAAAATTAAAGATACAGGGTTTACACCTGAATTATATCTTGAAGCGCGAGTAATAGCTGGAGATGAATCTTTTACAGACCCAACGCAAGATAAATATGAATTCGGAGATTATCGTGAGATTGTTAATCAAAATAAGGAATTAAGAAAAATTTACAATCGTATTCTTAGTTCGCTTGGCAATAAACAAGAAATGATAGACCAGCTAGATAAACTAGTGAACGAAGCTAACGAAACCGCTAGTAATGCAAAGAAGGAGTCAGAAGCAGCAAAAGCACTAGCTGAAAAAGTACAAGAGAATATTAAAAATAATACCGTTGAAATTATAGAATCTAAGAATCCACCAACAACAGGTCTTAAACCTTTTAAGACCCTTTGGCGTGATATTAGTAACGGAAAGCCCGGTATTTTAAAAATATGGACAGGTACAGCGTGGGAATCGGTTGTACCTGATGTTGAATCTGTAAAAAAAGAAACATTAGATCAGGTTAATAAAGATATCGAAACCACAAAAACAGAGTTAAATCAAAAGGTTCAAGAAGCACAGAATCAAGCAACAGGACAGTTTAACAAAGTACAGGAAGGTTTACAAGGTGTTAGCCGTACAATTTCTAATATCGAAAATAAACAAGGTGAAATCGATAAGAAAGTAACTAAGTTTGAACAAGATTCAAGTGGATTTAAAACTTCAATTGAATCGTTAACTAAAAAAGATGGTGAGATTAGTGATAAATTAAGTACGATAGAATTAACTGTGGAAGGTACAAAAAAGACGATATCTGATGTACAGCAAACAACAGGTGAACTAAAGCAAACAACAACTGAAATTAAAGAGCAAGCAGGGAAAATCACCGAAAAGTTAACAAGTGTAGAAACAAAGGTTAATAACGATAAGGCTGGAGGACGTAATCTTTTATTAGATTCAAATATTAAGTATGAAAAAACAGATTATCTAATCAATCAATATTCTCTAACTGAAAATTTCTTTGCAGGTGAGGAATATACCTTTGTAATTAAGGGAAGTGTCCCTCAAGGTCAGAAATTTGGGGTTTGGCAGAATGGTGGTTCGAATAATGTTGGATATGCAACAAGTGTTTATGCTAATGGAATAACGTATGTAACCTTTAAAGCTGTTGCGGCTACAAGTGGAAATGAACGAAAGTTAAGTTTATATAACTATCCAAGTAATACTACAAAAGCCGTTGTAGAATGGGTTGCTCTGTATAAAGGGAACAAACCGCAGGATTGGACACCAGCTCCAGAAAACCAAGTAACAACTGATGAATTCACAAAGAAAACAACCGAGATTGAAAAAGGTGTAGATGGCGTAAAAACTACTGTAACAAATGTTCAAAACAGCCAAGCTGGATTCGAAAAGCGTATGTCTAATGTGGAGCAAACAGCAAGCGGACTATCCTCCACAGTTAGTAATTTAAATAATGTAGTATCCGATCAAGGGAAAAAGCTTACTGAAGCGAATACAAAACTTGAACAACAGGCAACCGCAATTGGAGCAAAAGTTGAGCTTAAACAAGTAGAGGATTATGTTGCTGGGTTTAAGATTCCTGAGTTGAAGCAAACAGTTAATCAAAATAAACAAGATTTATTAGAGGAATTAGCTAACAAGCTTGCAACTGAACAATTTAACCAGAAGATGACTATGATTGATAACCGTTTCACTATTAATGAACTGGGTATCAATGCTACAGCAAAAAAGACAGAAGTATATACGAAAACGCAAGCAGATGGACAATTCGCTACAGGTTCTTATGTAAGAGATATGGAAACGCGTCTTCAGTTAACTGAAAAGGGCGTTAGTATATCCGTAAAAGAAAATGATGTAATAGCAGCCATTAACATGAGTAAAGAAAACATTAAGTTAAATGCTGCACGAATAGACTTAGTTGGTAAAGTTAATGCTGAGTGGATTAAAGCTGGATTGCTGAGTGGTTGCCAAATTAGAACATCAAATACGGATAACTACGTTAGTTTAGATGACCAATTCATACGTCTCTATGAAAGAGGAGTTGCTAGAGCATTTCTGGGGCATTACAGAAGATCAGATGGTGCAGTCCAACCGACTTTCATCTTAGGTTCAGATGAAAAGACTAACGCTCCAGAAGGTACTTTGTTTATGTCTCAAGCAGGTGCAGGATGGTCAGGGGCTTATGCGAGCATTGGTATTAGCAATGGCATAGTTGATGGTGCAGTCCAAAAGTCTGTGTATTGGGAGTTGCAAAGAAACGGGCTAAGTGTTCTAAACGCTAATGATTACCATGTTTTTTATGCAGGGAATGGGAGTTGGTATTTCAGACGAGGAAAAACTGGATTATATCAAACTTCGTTAGTCGTTGAAGATAATAGTACAGAGTCTGATTTAAGATTACCTAATGTAACTATACGTAATAGTCGTGCAGCGGGATATACAGGCGTTATTCAATTGAAATCCTCTGTTACTCAAAATGGCTGGGGTGCTGTTCAAGGGAATTTTATGACTCCTTCATTACGGGATTATAAATCTAATATACGTGATATTTCTTTTTCCGCCTTAGAAAAAATTAGAAGTCTTAAAATTAGACAATTTAATTATAAGAATGCTGTAAACGAACTATACCGCATGAGAGAAGAGAAAAGTCCCAATGATCCACCATTGACAACAGAAGATATTAAAACATACTACGGTTTAATCGTAGATGAATGTGATGAAATGTTTGTGGATGAAAGTGGGAAAGGGATTCACTTATATTCATATGCATCCATTGCAATGAAAGCTTTACAGGAAGTTGATGCAACAGTACAGGAACAGGAGATAGAAATAGCAAATCTAAAATCACAAGTAGCTAGTCAAGAAAATCGGATAACCCGATTAGAAGAATTATTACTACAACAATTAATAAATAAGAAATCAGAGCAGCCATAAGCTGGTCTTTTTTATTGTTTAAAAAGGGGTGGTTAAGGTGGAAGGGTTACAAGAAGTAAGAAGTGATGTTCAAGAAATCAAGCAAGAAATTAAAGAAATAAGATTAGAAGTGAAAAGCTTAGAAATACGAACAACAGGTAACGAAAAAGACATTATTAATATCAACAAGCAGTTAGATAAAATCAGCGCCAATACTACCTGGATTTTACGACTTATAGTTGGTGGAATTATTGGTGGTATTCTCACTTTCTTAATGAAAGGGGGTGGTATGTAATGGTTAGTTTAGCTGTAATGGTTGGAATAGTAGTTGGTCTTTCACAAATCGTAAAAACAATTGGATTACAAACAAAATATGTTCCACTATTAAATTTAACGCTTGGCATTGTGCTAGGCGTTTTATTTTTGGACGGAGTTATCAAAACAAATGTATTTCAAGGAATCATCATTGGTCTATCAGCTAGTGGATTATTTGACCACACAAAAATTATGAAAAAGGATGCTGATATAAAATGAAAAAAACATTAAAACATATTTCTTCTGTAATCTTTGCTGTTATTTTAGCTTTATCTGTTGCAACAAGTGCTTTTGCGGATAGAACACTTATTATTCCTGATTTACCCAAACAACCATATCGAAATGGTGTAGGGGCTTATGAGGGTGTTGTAGCACATTCTACAGCAACTCCTGAAGCGCCAGCTATTAATATTCAAAAGTATGAGTCTCGTACGTGGCGTTCAGCATTCGTACATTATGCAGTTGATTGGAATGAAACAATCCAAATTGCGGATACCAAATACATTGCTTATGGAGCTGGGCCAGGAGCAAATAAACGATTTGTTCATGTAGAATTATGTGAAACAAGAGATTATGAAAAATTTAAACGTAGCTACAATAAATACATTAAGTTATTAGCTAAAATCCTTCGTGACCGTGGATTGTCTGTAGAAAAAGGATTATGGACTCACTACGATGTTACAAAATATCTTGGCGGTACTGATCATGAAGACCCACTTGATTATTTAAAGTCTCATGGTGTTTCAGAAGCTCAATTCCGCGCTGATGTACAACGAGCATACAATAATTCTAGTGTGGACGTTTCTGTACCGGAGAATCCATCTAAACCAGCGGAAGTTCCAACAGCTGTAACAGATGGTATTGCTTATATTGAAGGTTACAACGTTAACTTACGTAAAGGACCTGGTACAAGCTATTCTAAGATTCGTCAGTTAAACAAACCAGAATCTTATATTGTATGGGGCGAAAAAGATGGTTGGTTAAACCTTGGCAATGAACAATGGATTAAGAACGATCCATCTTATGTGAAGTTTAGTAAGAAAAGCACAGTAGATTCTTCTATCGTAGGTAAGCGCGTTATTTCTAAAGTAAATAACCTACGATTCTATGATACTCCATCTTGGCAGGATAAAGATGTTGCTGGATCTGTAGATACAGGATTAGGTTTCACAATCGATGCGAAAGTAAATGTTAACGGTTCACCGCAATATAAAGTACACAATAGCAAAGGAAAAACATACTATATTACGACAAGTGAAGCCTATGTGTATGTAGTAAAGTAA